GGGATGTCATCCATCAGGAAGAGCACGTCATGCTGAATGACGCCGGCCGTGGCAACGATGGCCCAGGTCTCGTCCGCAATCAGCCGGCGGTCACCGGCCCGGGCGCAGACATTGATGTAGGTCGCACAGGAGCGGCCCATGGCGACAATGGCCACCCGCTCCGGCACCGCTTGACGCGGTGCCGGAGACCAGGCGGCGCACGCCGTACGCTCGCCCGCCGCAATGACGGGTTCGACGCTCGGCGCGTCACCGGACGACATCAGGCGGCCGGGGCGTCGACGGGATGGCCGAGGACGGCGATGGCACCGACGTTGCCGGTGGCCGAGGCCGCGCCCGTCCGCACGATGCGGGCATAGCGCTTGGCACCGTTGTAGCCGACCTTGCGGACGGCATTGGCGATCGAGGTGGCACCGGCGGTGAAGGCCGGGTTCGAACCGATCAGGTCAGCGGCGGCGACGTCGGAGAAGTCCGAGGCCGTCGAGGTGTCGCTTTCCTGAACGCGCAGGCTGATCGACGCGGTCGTGGTGGTCACGGCGCCGGTCTGGGCCACGAACGCCAGGCTGTTGAAGCCCTGCAGGTCGATGGCATTGCCGGCGGTGTCGGTCGTGGCGGTCGTCAGCGCGGGGCTGAGGGCCGACAGCACACCGACCTTGGAGTGAAGGTCTTTCATGGCGGGTCTTTCGATTGAGAATGGAACGGAGACGGATCCGGCGAGATGCGCGAGGCATCTCGCCGGGGGTCAGATCTGGCTCAGCCAGGGCCTCAGGACGAAGCGATCTTCAGGAGCTTGAGGGCTTCGAAGTTCACGATCCCGCCACCGACACGCTTGGTGGTGTAGAAGTGCACGTTCGGCTTGCTGGTGTAGGGATCGCGCAGCACCCGGATGCCGGTCCGGTCCACGATCAGATAGGCCCGGCGGAAATCGCCGAACGCGATCGGGAAGGCGTTGGCAGCGACGGCCGGCATGTTGTCGTCGTTGTAGACCGGCTTGCCCAGGATAGTCGCAACCTCGGCCGCAGCCGAGGGAGCGGCCCAGATATAGGCTCCGTCCGCGTCCTTGAACTTGCGGACACGGCCCATGGTGGCGTCGCTCATCAGCCAGGATGCGTTGTTCCGGTATCCGGCTTTCAGGCCGTAATACAGGTCGATCAGGGCATCGGCCGGATTGACGCTGGTCGAGACGGTCGCGAAGTCCGAAGCCGCACCCGAGGCGATGTAGCCGGGGTTGCCCCAGGCGTAGCTGGCGTTGGCCGCCGGGGTGTGACCCAGAATGCCGCGCGGCTTCAGCACACCGTCGCCGGTGATGAAAGCCTCGCCTTCCTGTTCGGCGAACTCGATCGAGACTTCGTCGGCCAGCCAGGCGGCGATGTCCAGACGGCTGTCGTCGAGCGAGGTCTGGGTGATGGCCGGGTTGGCGTAGAGCTCTTTCGTGTTGATCGCGATCTCACGAAGGGTCGAGGTGTTGGTTTCGGAGCGGGCCTGTTCCTCGCCGACCCAGCCGGCACTGGTGCCGCCCTGGTTGACCAGCTTCTTGTAGGAGCTGGTGCCGACCTGAATGACACGGGCCAGGCTGCGGAACACCGAGTCGGTGCTCAGCACGCGATCGACCGAGGCTTCCATTTCCTCGGGGACCAGATAGCCGCCGTTCGGGTCGTCCTGGGTGGTCAGCTTGGCCTTGACCTGCAGGTCCGTCAGGCCGTTGTCCACGCCCTTGCGGAAGAAGCGGTCGAACGCCTGAGCGTGTTCGCGCTTGTCCGGATTTTCCGACTTGCCGGCACCGCCGACCACGCCCGCGGCGATCTTGCCGTTGGCTGCGTCGAGGTCCTTCTGCATGGCCGAGATGGCAGCGTTGATGCGATCGACCTGTTCGGTCTGGACCACGTCGGCGCGACGGGCCTTGAGGTCGGCGATTTCCTTGTCGTTCGCGACCTTGAAGTCCTCAAAGGTCTGCGTCAGCTTGTTCAGAATGGCAGTCGGGTCGTTGGCGTCAGCGCGCACGGCGAAGACACCGCGAAGGCGGTTGGTCTTGTTCATATCAGTCTCCAATGATGAAAGGTTCGGCCCGATCAGGCCGGCGTTGCGAGGTCGATGAACCGCTGGGCAGCGGCAGCGAGTTGGCCTGCATCGCGCTCGGCCGGGGTGGGGCGACTTGCATCACGCTGGGTCGCGGTCAGTTCGGAGATGATTTCCGAACGGTCGTTTCGGGAGACGCCGGCCTTGGCCAGGGCGGCCTCGGTGCGGCGGCGGGCCATGACGGCCCGGTTCGGGGTCGAGGCGGCGCTCGCGCTGGCCTCGGTGCGGGTTTGGTCCACGACGTCAGCGAAACCATTGGCCACGGCTTCGGACGGGCCCATGAAGGTCTCCGCGTCCATCAGCTTGACGATGGCCGCGCGGTCCATGCCGGTGCGGGCCTCGTAGATGTCGGCGATGGCGCTGTCGAAACCGTCGAACAGATCGGCCCCGTCGCGCATGTCATGGCGATTGCCGACGACCACGCCCCAGGCGTTATGCACCATCATGAAGGTGCCCAGACCCATGCGGATCTCATCGCCGGCCATGGCGATGATCGATCCGGCCGACGCCGCCCAGCCCATCACCTCGACCGTCACCTTGGCAGGATGGTCCCGCAGCAGGTTGTAGATCGCGATGCCTTCGAACATGTCGCCGCCGGGCGAGTTGATCTTGACCGTGACATCGTTCTTGCCGATGGCCCGCAGGGCGGCGCCCATGCGCTTGGCCGTGAAACCGCCACCGCTCCACATGTCCTCGCCGATCACGTCATAGATCGAGACTGTGTTCGGGTCGTCGGCCTCGGCGGCTTGCGGGCTTTCGGCCCATTTGGCCAGCACGTCGGACGGCGCGTCCCACTGGAAGTTGGACGGCTTCTGAAACGCCTTGGCTTCAGGCAGTTTGCGAAGGGACATCGCTGCCTCCCTGGTTGGAACGATCCACCTGGATCATCGGGTTTTCATAGACGTCGCCGCCGACAATCGGGTTCAGGTCCTCGAGGGCCCGCACGTCGTTGGCGGAATAGACCTTGAGCTGCCGGCCCTTGGTGTAGGCATCCCAGCGGGTCTTGATGTCGCCCTTCACCAGGGCCGCGCGATTGAACCGCGCATAGACATCCAGCTCAGCGGCCGGGACCAGGTCGCGGCCGATGGCCTCTTCCCACATGGTCAGGTGGTCTTCGAGCGTATAGGCCACAAAGCCGATGGACTGCTGCTCGATGCCGCTGCCCCAGCTGGTCGATTTCTCGGTGTCGCCGATCATGTGCGGCGGCACGCCGAAGAACATGGCGATGTCGGTGCGCGAGAATTTGCGGCTTTCGATCCACTGCGCGTCCTCGGCCGTCATGGCGATCGGCTCGTATTTCATTCCCTCTTCGAGAATGAGCGCCTTGCCCTCCTGCTCGCCGCCGGACCGGAAGGCATCCAGGCTGGCGCGCAGGCTTTCCTGCCCTTCCTTGCCGAGCTTGCCCGGGTGCGACAGGGCCGCACTGACCCTCGCGCCGTGGCGAAATGTTGTGGCTCCGTGATCTTCCATCGCAAGCGACAGGCCGATCGTTTCGCGGGCGTAACGAATGGCCGACACGCCGACCACCCCGTCGAGTGTCAGCCCGACCAGGTGAAAGACCTCATCCTGCGACAGGATCACCCGGCGCCCGTCTTTACGGGTCCAGGTGTATTTCAGGGTCAGGTCGTCGGCCTGTTCGACCTCCATACGGTCGGACGGCAGGGGGATCAGTTCGATCACCTGGCCGCGGCTCATGACCTTCAGTGCATAGGCATTGCCGTGCAGCAGCTGGTGGGCCTGCATCATCCGGCGAAACTGAGAGGGCGTCTGCCAGCGGTTCGGCTTGCGGCGCATCAGCTTCCACAGGGCGTGGTCCGAAGCATCTTCCCGGGTGCGCGCATCGACCCGACGTTTGATGTCGAGCGGCAAGGTCGCAACCGCCCCTGCGATGATCCGCACACAGGCATAGACCGTGGCCACGCGCATCGCGCTCGAGGGCGTGACCGAGGCGCCGGACGCCGAAAGCGCGCCACTCCTCAGCGCCTCTTCCAACTGCTCGGACGTGGTGATGACCACCCCGGCACCGGAGTCCTGATAGGACGCCAGCGGCTGCGGCTGTGTCGACGGGGCACTGGCGAACCAGCTTGACCAGAATGCCATCGCTCCCCCTTCAGAGGATCAGGAGACCGCGCTCGGTATAAACAGACGGGCCGCCGTCGCTTTCCGCAGACACCGCCAGCGCCAATGCCGTGACCAGCGCCGCAATGCCGTCGATCCGTTCGGTCGATTTGGACTTGGACGGCTTGATGTTGCCGGCGGCGTCCATCTCGATGGCGACGTTGCTGGCGCACCAGTCCAGGATTGGATGGCCGCCGTGTTCGAACATGCCGCTCAGCAGCAGCCGTTCCAGTTCCTTCGAAGGCCCGGACAGGCTCAGAAAGCCCTGCCGCACCTTCTCCGTTGGCAAACCCTCGCCGCCCAACTGGATCATAACCTGCAGGGCGTTGAACGGGTCAAAGCCGAACCGCTCGATCTGAAACATCTCGGCGTCGGCCAGGATCTGGGTCTTGACGAAGTCGTAGTCGACGACATTGCCCTCGGTCGCGATCAGCGCGCCGGATCGGGCCCATTTGTCATACGGCACGCGGTCGCGGCGAACCCGGTTCGCAATGGCCTCGCTCGGCACGAAGAACCGCGGCAGGAAACGCCAGACCTTCACGTCGTCATCAGGCGGGAAGACCAGCACAGAGGCGGTCAGGTCGGTCGTCGCGGCCAGATCAACCCCGCCGAAACAGCGCCGGCCGCGGTTGGCC